CGTTTCGTGGGCCAGTCTCACACCCTTAACCCTGCATTCGCAGCCGGGACTGAGCCCACACCAATTTGAAAGCCTTGCCATGATGACTCTCGAATCTCTCAAGGCGCACGCCGAAGCGTTCATTGTCAAAGTGGACGGCGAATTTGCTGCCAAGTGGCACACGTTTATGGACTACGCCGAAGGCAAGCAGTCCGAAGAAGACCAAGACGCCGCCGCTAAGGTGCTGCTCGAAGGCCACGGGTACACGGTTACAAAGCTGTGATTCACGTTCTAGTCGCGCTGATTTTGCTCGGCGTGCTGCTTTACCTCATCCAGTTGATTCCAATGGACGGCGCGATCATGCAACTGATTCGCATCGTAATCATTGTGGCTGCAGTGCTCTACGTGCTGTCAGCGCTTGGCATCTGGCACGGCGGCAACCTGCTTTAAGGGCCGCAGCGGAAGGGCGGCGCAAGCCCCGGTGATGTCTCCCCACCGGATAAGCGGCTCAAACCCGCATCCTGACTTGCAGCAGTTCCTGCATGTGCCTTAGAGGCTCCCATGTTCACCCAAGAAATAGCAGACGCCATCTGTGAACGGATAGGCGAAGGCGAACCCTTGCGCGTGATTTGCCGTGACGCTGGAATGCCGGCTTGGCGAACCGTTTATCACTGGATTGAGGAAAACTCCGAGTTCGCGGCACACATCGCAGGCGCGCGCACGCGAGGGTTTAATGCAATCGCAGAGGATTGCCTGCACATTGCTGATACGCCCTTAGAAGGTATTGAAACAGTCACCAAGCCATCGGGCGATGTTGAGGAGCGCCGAGGCGACATGCTCGGTCACCGCAAGTTGCAGATCGAAACTCGGCTCAAACTGCTAGCGAAGTGGGACCCGAAGCGCTACGGCGACAAAATGGACTTGAACCACAGTGGCCGCATCCTCGGGTCGCGGGAAATGACAGAGGCAGAGCTTGTCAGTATCGCGGCAGGAAGCAGCGTCTGAGTTGCTGGCGCGGATTCGCGCTCGCACTAGCTTGCTTGAGTTCACTAGCTACACGAACAGCGCCTACGTTGCTGCGCCGCACCATCGGCTGATCGCACAGCAGCTCGAAGGTGTCGCGGACGGCTCGATCAAGCGGCTCATGATCTGCATGCCCCCGCGGCACGGCAAGTCGGAGCTAGCAAGCCGGCGTTTTCCGTCTTGGTATCTTGGCAACAACCCCGACAAGCAGATCATCGCGGCCAGTTACAACAGCGACCTCGCCAACGACTTCGGGCGCGAGGTGCGAAACATCGTGGCGAGCTTCGAGTTCGGGAACCTGTTCAAAGTCGAGCTTGCGCAAGACAGCAAGGCGGCGAATCGCTGGCACACAAGCGGCGGCGGCATGTATGTCGCAGCCGGTGTCGGCACGGCGATTACGGGTCGTGGCGCTGACATTCTGCTGATCGACGACCCGTTCAAAGACCGCAAAGAGGCCGACAGCGAGATTCAGCGTAAGACGGTGTGGGATTGGTACACATCCACTGCTTACACGCGCTTGATGCCCGGAGGCGCGGTGATCGTCATCAATACCCGATGGCACGACGACGACCTGTCGGGCCGACTTCTGCTTGAACAAGACGAAGGCGGTGACAAATGGGAAGTGCTCAGTCTGCCGGCGATTGCAAACGACGAAGCCTTGTGGCCCGAGTGGTATCCGATGGACAGGCTAGAGCAAATCAGGTCAGTTCTACCGGCGCGCGACTGGAATGCGCTGTACCAACAGAACCCGATCCCTGATGACGGTGACTACTTCAAAGCAGCATGGTTCACGGATTACGACGAACTACCCGACAAACTTACGGTCTACGGCGCCAGCGATTACGCGGTGACGGATGGCGGCGGCGACTACACGGAACACGGCGTGGTCGGTGTTGACTTCAACAAGAATATCTACGTGCTCGACTGGTGGCGCGGTCAGACGACCTCGGACGTGTGGATCGAGCGCAAATGCGACTTGATCGTGAAACACACGCCGCTGTGCTGGTTCGGCGAGGCCGGGCCGATCAGGCGAGCTATCGAGCCTTTCATGATGGCGCGCATGACGCAGCGCAATGCGTTTTGCCGTGTCGAATGGCTGGCAAGCGTCTCCGACAAGCCGACACGTGCTCGCAGCATTCAAGCGATGGCGAGCATGGGGAAAGTGTTCTTCCCCAAGAACGCAGCATGGAAGGGCGATGTGGTGAGCCAGATGCTCAGGTTCCCGGCTGGCAAGCACGATGACGCGGTTGACGTATTCAGCCTGATAGGGCGCGGACTTGAGTTCATCCGCGCACCCAAGAGCGCACGCAAACCGTCGCAACAGCTACAAAACATAGGATTTACCGGCTAAACATGGCAAAGCAGGACAGTCTCCAGAAAGCGCGCGAGCGTTATGACGACGCCACAGAAGCGTTTTCGGAGCAACGCCGCCGCATGGTCGAAGACCTAAGATTCTCTAACCCTGCCGACTTGCAGCAATGGGATCAACGCGTCCGCCAAGCCCGTGAGAATGCACCGGGCGGCGCTCGGCCTTGCATGACGTTCGACCAGACGAACCAGTACATCCAAAACGTCGTCAACGACTTTCGCCAGAACAAGCCGCAAATCAACGCGATCCCGAGCACCGGGGGCAACGTCAAAGTCGCAGAGGCCATCAGCGGCATCATCCGGCACCTCGAGTACGAATCGCGTGCGTCCATCGCCTATGACACCGCTGTCGAGTACGCGGCCCGCATCGGCCGCGGTTGGGCGCGCATCGTGCCCGAGTTGATCGACGACGAGTACAACCTGCAGACCATCCGCATCCAGCGGATTCACGACCCGCTGTGCGTCAAGCCTGACCCGAACTACATCGAGCCGGACGGCAGTGACCAGACGCACGGGTTCATTGAAAGCGTCATGGCAATTGAGGCGTTCAAGGCCAAATATCCCAAGAAGCAGACCGTCAGTTGGGACAAAGACACTGCCGACTGGTTCAAAGAAGACAGCATCCGCATCTGCGAGTACTTCGAGCAGGTCGAGACCAAAGAGAGCCGTTTGGTGATCGAATCGCCTGACGGTCAGCGCATGACGGTGAGCGAGGACGAGTACTGGAGCCTTGCCAAGAAGATCGGGTTCAAACCGAACGTCATCCAACAGTTCACGTCGGCGAAGAAAACCGTCAAGTGGACGAAGATGAGCGGTGCGGAGGAACTCGAAGACCCGACCACGTTTCCGAGCAAGTGGATACCGTTGATTCCGTTCCACGGCACCGAACTATGGGTCGAAGGCAAGCGGTACCTGTCGGGCATGGTTCGCCCGATGATGGACGGTCAGCGCGCGGTCAACTTCGCGGCAAGCTCCGACATCGAACTTGTGACGCAGCAACCCAAGGCGCCGTATCTGGCAGCATGGGAAGCCATCGCCGAGTTCGACGCCGAGTGGAAAGCAATGAACAGCTCGAACGCTGCTTATCTGCCTTACAACGCATTCGACGCCGAAGGCAATGCAATCCCGATGCCGAGCCGTCAAGCGCCGCCGCAAGCCGGTGCAGCGTATGGCCGCATGACCGAGCAGGCGATGGGCTTCATTAAGTCGTCTATCGGCAACTACGGTAGCAACTTGGGTGCTCCGTCCAACGCGATCAGCGGTCGGGCCAAGCTCGCCGATGAACGGCAGGGCGACACGGCGAACTATCACTATCAGGACAACGCCGCGCGCTCCATTGAGCACCTCGGCCGAATCATCGTTGATATGTTCCCGGTCGTGTTCGCGGACACGTCCTACGGCCCGCGCGACATGCAGACTCTAGGGCTCGACGGCACCAGCGATGTGGTGACGATTGACCCGGAAATGGCCGATCACTTTCAGCAGAAGGGCAAGCGGACGGTCAGCATCAACCCGACGAGCGGCACTTACAGCGTTCGCATCAAGGTCGGCCCTGCCTTTGCCAGCTTGCGCGCAGAGACTGCCGATAGCCTGACGAAGATCGTTCAAAGCTCACCGCAGCTCATGGGCGTGCTCGGCCCGATGTGGGCGCGCATGCAGGATTGGCCGGAAGCTGAGAAAGTCTCGAAGCTGTTGCTGGCCATCGCGCCGCCGCAAGTTCAGGCGCTCGAAGGTGGCGACGAAGAAGTCCCCCCGCAGGCTCAGGCTCAACTGCAGCAATTGCAGGAACAGGTCAAACAACTCTCGCAAGCACTTGAGCAGGCGCACAGCGAACACATGCAGCTTGAGGGCGATGTGAAAAGCCGGATGTCGGTCGAGCAACTCAAAGCACAGTCAATGTCGCAAATGGAAGCGCAGAAGCATGCGCGTGAGATTGAATTCGAGCAAGTCAAGGCGATGCAGACCAAAGAGGACAACGACGCCAAGATGTCGGTTGCTCAGGCCAACAACGACAGCGCGTGGCGCATCGCCGAACTGAATGCAAAGGTCGCGCTCGCCAAGCTGCAGACCGATGCTGCGCAGGCAGCGCAAGCCCGTGAAGCTGAAATGATCCTCGAAGGCCAGCGCATGAAGGCGCAGCAAGAGTCTCAAGCCGCGGCAACGGCCGCGAAAGAACCCAAAGCTACCGGGCCTGCGCCCGAACTCAAGGCGCTGCTCGACGGCCACGCCAAGCTAACCGATGCAGTGGGCGAGATGGCGGCAACGCTCGCCAAGCCTCGCATGCGTATCCCGGTACGCGACAAAGCCGGCGTCACCACCCACGTTATCGACAAAGTCGCCGACTAAACCAAAGGTAAATCATGGCTATCCAATACTCAATCACGCACCGCACCAACGCAATGACCGACATCGCAACGCAGGCGGGCATCAACGCTGTCATCAAACTGTTCAGCGGCGCGGCTCCGGCCAACTGCGGCACGGTTGACAGCGGTACGTTGCTCGTTCAGTTCGCTGGCAACGCCACACAGTTCGGCACCGCGACGAGCGGCGTTCTCACGGCATCGGCTGTTGCCGGTGTCAATGCTGCAGCGACCGGCACGCCGGGGTACTTCCGCGTGTACCCGAACGCGGCGACGACGAGCAACGCTGTGTTTCAGGGCACGGTCGGCACCACG